TTTTTTTTTTTTTTTTTTTTTTGGGGGGGGGGGGGGGTTTTTGGGTTCCCCCCCCCCCTTACTCTGTTGTGTTATTCGGATTCTCCTTCTTTCTTTTCTTTTAGTTCGTCTAAGTCAATGTCAAAGTGTCTCGCCGTCTTATCGACAAGAATGCGCTGCGCTATCTTCGCCCACTTAGCATCGTTGCACGAGCTTTCATTTTCCAACATCGACCAAAATTGCCAAAAACACACTGCTCCAGCTACAACGTTTGTCAACTTCACGGGCAATCCCTCGAAGATATAGGTTTCCATCAGATATGCAAGGACGGTCACGGAGTACACCTTTATAAGCGTTACAAACACTCTACCTGCATACCTAGATTTGAACTTTCCATCATTAGCTTCGGGGTGCTTCTTCTTGACTCGTCGTGATAACGACCAAGCCGTATAGCAGTCAAACAGTATGGCGATTGTGCAAATCACGATGAAAGGCAATGTCGGCTGCAGAAGCGCAACCAAAGCCCCAAACATGCTCACACAATACCTGCCACAATGCGTGACGAAAGTCTTCAATACTTCATTCATCTCTGGTCAAATTATACGGGACACATTGCGGACGCAACACCCATCAAAGATGTAGGCCACTCGTCTACTGTTGGGAATGTCACAATACCCACACGCAAAAGTTTCAAGTCTGTTTCTCTGTCCACGGTGTTCGCAAAGCGCATGTCGACATTCCCGGCACCATCACCCATACCTCCAATAACAACCATGCCGATTTGCGCGCGCGCATTGTCGTCAAAGATTTGATTGATGGCGTTTGTGCAGGAGCGCCAACCGTTGGGAAGCTGTAGAATTCTGGCACGGAATCTTTTATCTTCGGGGTAGGGGGATTGTGCCGATACAGAAAGTTTTACAACTCCAAAGCTATCGAATTGACCTCCTCCAAATTCCAACGAAATTCTGTCATCCACTCTACGCAGTCTGATTTTTCCGAAATACTTTTGAGGGTTTTCAATCTCTCTCCAGCCAGTATCACCTCTCACCACGTGCCAAACTCCACCGCGTTTTTCCCATTCCCACGCGCCCGTTCCGGCACCATCCGTGGAGAGATAGCGCGTGCAGTCCTCTTCATCTCCCACAATCGCGCCTTCCGTTGTTTCGGGCTTGTCGGGTCGTCCCTTGCCCTTCAGCCACTTCACTGCCACTTCCGCTTCTGGAATAAGTTCGGGCAAAATCATATTGTGTGCCTTGTCGAAAAGCTCCGACTTTCTCACCACGTCCTCGATGTCCGCGGTTCTTACCACATCACTAGGCAACGTTGGCGCTTCGCAATGTTCACCCTTACAACTATCGGGCAAAAGGTCTGCCTTCACTTTGCCGTCCTCTCCCAAAATGTTTGCCTTCCCCTCTAACGCTGTCACGCGCTCGTTGAGGGGCTGCAAGTTCACACTCTCGGGGGCTGGTCTACTTTCTAGTGCCGTAATACGTCTGTCGTTACTTGCAATGTTCGTAGCGTGTTCCGACACTACCCCTTGCAAAGTAGAAATACCGCCTTGCAAAGTAGAAACATCCCCTTGCAACGCTGTCACCTCCTGCGACTTGTCTGCCACCTTTGGCGCGTTCTCCAAAGCTGCCACACGTTCCGACAAAGGATTCAAATCCACGTGTTCTGCTTCGGGCTTCGCTTCGAGTGCTGCCACGCGGTTTTCTAGGGGTTGCAAATCAACGCTTCCACCCTCCGCGCTTCCGCCTGCGCCTTCGGGTAAAAGCTCCACACGGATCTTTCCGTTTGGCGCAAATACCTCCGCTAATACTCGCGCCTTTGGCACTTCCAATTCTTGTGAGGGTTGAGGGTTCACTACCTCTGTCCCTTGTGCTTTCTCTTTTGCCATAATTGTTTAAGTGTTTAGTTTTTTATGTTGTGCAAGCAGTTGTTTATTCATTCAGTGTCAGTCTCTTAGGTCTCCAGATTGAATACAGTCCTTCTTGGCTTGGATTTCCGTGTTCGTCTGTATAAGGTTGTGTTTTAATGAAAGCGTATTCTAGTTTGAATACTTGCCTTTGTTTAATCGTATTCTCCGATTTATGCCATCCCTCAATGTTAATCCATGTTCCATCACTACCATAATCGCTCGTATAATTACCAACATAAACCTGCGTCCCTAAATACTGCATGACGGCTGCAAAGTAACGTCGCTCTTCTGGTGTACCTACACGAAAATTTCCTAACCCTGCAGTGATTTCTGGGCTGCTGTTTGATATGTAAATCAATGTCCCATATGGGAATTGCCCTGCAAACAAAAAAGATGTTCCAATTGTAAAAGGTGAAAAGTATAATTTGTTTCCCTTCTGCTCTTCTAGGTATTGCGTGTAATTCTCGGGGGTAATAACCACTGGCTTACTCTTTCTAAAACCGCCTATCGTCGCCTTACCACCGATAAATACATCACCATTATCTTCGGCTCTAAAGGTGACTTCTCCATGTGCGTTGCGCGTTTCCACGTTGCGCACTCCTAGGTTCTCAATGAAAGCCTTTTCCGCCAGAAGTAAATAGGTTGCCACGCTTTCAAAGTTCGCACCGAAATTATTCCATTTAGATGCGTCGGGGGGTGCTACGTTTCGGAACTCTCCTGCGTCCGTCCTTGCAACGTAATACTCATTGCCAATCTTTACCGCGTCCACTCGATGTGATGTGCCGTAATATGTCTTGCTACTATCATACGGCCCTCTATATGTCAAGACTGGGCTATCTCCTTTCGCTCCGTCTGCTGCTGAGATGCGCGTTGGCTTACTCCAATCCGCAAGTAGAGAATCTGTAGCTCCCGAAATCCTAGCACTCGTCATCCAAAGATATTGCAAATCTCCCACGGCTGGTTGTTCTGCTTTCCATCCTTTGGGGGTTCGCTCTTTTGTCTTGATTTCTGGTGGGGTTGTGCGTGAACCATTCACAGCAAATCGCAGTTCTGTGTAGTCCGTGCGGAAATCCTCTTGCGCTCGCGTCCACGGTGTGGGTCTGTATGATTCCTCCAATTTCGGACAAGAATAATAAACTTTCCCACCTTCTTCATCTTTGTTTCTGCTCTGACATGCCAAATGGAGGTTTGTAACACCGCTCTCACGTGCCGTAAAAGTCACCGCATACCGCTTCCATCCCTCGGCTGTATTATTCTCCTCGTCTATGGGCTTAGCTCCGCTGATTTTGAATGACGTGCCGATAGGCCAAGCAATGAGCCAACCAGCATCCGCACCTTTTACGTAGACAGAAAAAGTATAAGTGATGCCTGCGCTAAGACTCAAAATCTGATAGATGTTAGCATAGCTTTTGACGTTGTCTCTCAAATACGTGCTACGTTTGAAAGATTCACACGACACCACCCTTGCACCTGCGTGTGGGGGCATCACATTTGGCTCGTGTCTTATGACGCCGTCTTCGCTTTTATGCGCCTTCCACGCAAAGCCATTACTCTTTTTTTCGTCTGTGGATACGACTTTCGGGTCCAAATCCGCATTTCTCAGCAAGTTCGGCATCGGGGTCAATCCGTCCGCTCCGTTCTTGCCTGGAATGCCTTGTCCACCATCAGCACCGCGCGAAACTGGCTGCCAGAAGGTTGTATTTGTGGGGGTTACTCCTCTAGAGGGTTGAGGATAAATATAACGATACGTCACCAAAGCCCCCTCGGGGGTAGTGTGTGTAACCTCGTCCCCTTCGTAATAAGTGTAACCAACGTTCCACGCGCCACGGAAAATCCCAATAAGCGCAGATACTCCACCCTCGTTTTGTACCAACGTTCCGTTAAGTCTTAGTTTTCCGTCTCCCTTGGTGTTGAAGTCTAAAGCGTTCCCCAATTTCATTGATGCGCTCGCCATGTCGAAAAAGCTGCGACCATCACTTGCCACAAGGCGGTCTGTGGTGATGCGTGAGGGCAAAATCTCGGTAAAGCCAAACATCGGGGCAAAACTTCTTGTACCGCCGTTTTCGCTGTTGAGTGTCCCCACCAAAAGATTGTAACGGCTGCCATCCTTAAGTGGTCGTGCCGTTTCGGACAACTCCACAGACGCTCTACCCACTTGTCCGTTAGCCACCTCGGGAGCTGAAATGTATACAAAGTATCTCTTCTTTGCATCATCCAAAACGGCACTCTCAAATCGTCCCACGCGCCAAAATTTGTGCGCTTCGTTGTCCCTGCTGTTGGTCAGCGTCTTTATGCCGAGAGTGAGGTGTTCTAACATTTGCTCGGGTGCTACAAATTGCCGTTTCTCGCTGTTGTAGACAAACTTGTGCGCCAACTCCTTTCTCGTGCTGCTGGCATTGTCTACAAATCGAAATTGCAAACTCTCATCTCCCACGATGGTCTGCATCGTCTTCACCGCAATAGGATTGATTGCCTTGTCGTATCCCTCCACGGCTTCTCGGAGCATCTCCATTGTTTCTTGCGCGTCTCGCAGTCTTCGCTGTGCAAAATCGCTCACTTGTCGCACTTGTTCTTCTGCTCCTAGGGCTTGATTTTCTAGTTTTTGCAATGTAGATGAGAATGAGCGAGAGATGGGTGCGTTGCTCAACTCCAAAATCGGGCTGTGGGGGTTGTTCACATATTGTTTGATGCCGATAATACGTACATCCACCCCCTCGGGTTGCCATTGAGGGTCTGAGAATCTCACGAAACCTCCAATTTTGAGCCGTCCGCCAATGTTAGCCCAGTTCTTCTTTGCCCAAATGCCATCAAGTTCGCCTGTAAAGGTAAATTGCGCGCCCTCGTGGTCATAGAGATAAGCAACGGCTTTTCGCATTAAATCCCACTCTGCACCCTGCTTCGTTCTCGGTTCGTTGATGTATGCTTCGGGGAGTGCGCAATGAAAAACTGCGTACTCGTCACCTACTCTTGGCATATAGGTCGCGTTGGGCATCGTCTGTCCGTCCATTTCCTTTGGCACAAGTTCAAAGCGTTTGCCCTTCTTCTCCCCTGCTTCCTTGTGGTTGTATTTCACATCAAACTCGCGTCCTGCCAGCATTCCACTTTGGAAAATCACAGTCATCTTCTCGCCTGCAATCAAATGCTTCTCGTAGTCCAGAGTGTCGGGGATGCTTGCATCGGAGAAATCATAAAAATGTTTTTTCTCATTCACCACTGCCACAGCTGAAACTCTCCCCACGCGCTTTGGATAAATCTCTGTTGCGTCTAGGCTGTCTTCTGCTCCCGACACTCCGTCTAGTCCGCTTCTTCTTACCGAAAGACCATCAGCTGCCACCACATAAGAGCGCGCTCGACTTGCGTCAAATCCTGCATCGCCTTCAAACTTTGTGCCGTCAAAGCGCATTTCTCCCCCTTTGGGCATGTGCAGTGTGCTTGCTCCGTATTTAGATGCGTCGATGTTGCGTTCTCCTCCCTGCACAAAAAGCTGCTCCACTGGGGGGCGGTCGCCTTGGTTGTTGCGTCCAACCCCCGACACAAAGCCATTTCCGCGTCCATAGCTCAAAGACAACGGCTGCGCTTTGCTTCCTTCCACCTTCCCGAGAGATATTGTGCGCCCCTCGATATGCCACTCTGTTTTCATTTCTTCTGCCATGCGCTGCAAAGCCGTCATGCAGTCCACGTGGTCGTAGTTCACCAAAACTTCAGCCCCTGCAATGCACGCGCCAATGCTCCAACCGCTTTCTCTTCTGTTGAGATTGTCGATGAGTTGCTGAAGATGTTCTCTGGGCTGTGCCGTGAGCGAAAATTTGAGCCTTCCATCCACCACGTTACGCAGTCTCCACAATTTGAGTTTGGCTTGTGGGCTGTCCATCGTTAGCGTATATTCGTAGTGCCTTGTATGGTGCATTTTGAGAGCTTCGGGTCGCGTCAGCGTGTAACGCGTGTTTTGAAAATCCACGAAAGCACCGAGGGGTATTTCTACGTGTTTAGGAAGTTCAAAATATAGCGTCAAACTATCCTCGCCCATCAACGCACGGTGGCGATAGGAATTATCGCTCACTTGCAGGTCGAGGAACTTTTGTCCGTTGGCTGAATATAAACTTATCATTGTTTTGTGGTGGTTGTTTGGTTTGTGAGGTTAGAGCGGTGCGCCCCCATCTGTGAGTACTAGCGTCAAAGTCGCTTGTAGCCAAATGCGCTCTGGATCATCGAAGAAATGTTCTACTTGCAGACTTTTGTAGTAGCACGGCAAAGCTCGTGAGTGGGTGGGGCTTATTAGTTTGTGTTCTCCTGCTTTGGTCAGAGTGTAGAGCAAGGCATCGTAATTATTCCACAACCTTTGCTTGTCGCTGTCTGTCCAAAGCAACGGCAAAGTGACTTCTCGGTGCGCCACGCTCACCCTGCCTTCGTTGTCGTAAGTTGTACCTCTGTCGTTCGACACGCTCACCGCAAGGTTCTTTTTTACGTTGGGAACATTCCACAAGCTCTGCTCCGCGCCTTGGAGTATCTTGGCTCCATAATCACTGAATGAATTTCCATCAATGCGCCACGCTTGCTGCGTCATTCCTTGTGGGGGCTGTGGCTGTCGCTCTGTGATGATGGGAAAATCCTCCGCTACCTTAAGATTGAAAAGATATAAGCCATCGGAGTATTTCAAATCGGAAAAACCTTCCCAACGTAAGCTGAACACTCGGGGCAAACTTGGGTCTGACCAATCGCAAGAAGCCTTTGCTGTCAAAAACTGTAAGAAGTCTTTGTACCGTTGTCTATCGCTTACCGCCATCCCGATATTAAACTGGCGCGCTGCCACTTGTGGTGCGGTGAGGTCTGCTTCGATGCCGTTTTCTTCGTGCCAGTCGTTGGTGCGTATGGCTTTGAATTGTGGGCAATCAAGCAATTCATTCCACCCTTCCTTTGTGACGAAAGCTCCAAAGCGTTGCAAGAGGTTTGTGTTGTCTATTGTGGTAAATCCATACATAAGCCTTGTTAGTTTTTAATTTTCACCCCCTTGATTGCGATGTCGTCGAGGCTGTTTTTCATCGCCTTTGTAGCCGCTTCCACAGCTGCAAGGCGCGTTGGCAAGTCGTTTGTGTTGCGTTCTATTCCCATCACGCTGCGCAAGATTAGGCTGCTATTGTTGGCGAGCATCCGCGTTTGTTCTGCTATCGAGAAAGTATGCCCTTGAATAGCCGTCATTCGTCCGTTCAGCTCGTTCACGCTGTCTTGGCTTGCCGTGGCGATACCCTTTTCTGACGCTTGGCGTGTGGTGGTGTCTGTCGCAAGGTCTATCCCCTCTTTCTTGAGCTCTCCGCTGAGTTGAGCATACATCTCTTTGAGCCGTCCTTGCGCACCTTGTATCACCTTTGTTGCTTGCGCTGCTGCTTTGAGCATCGTATTGTTGTCACCGCTTTCAAAGGCGCGTTTCACCTTCTCGGCTTGTTCCTTGAGGATAGGTTGAAGTACTGCAGCCTGCATCATATCTTTTACCATTTGTTGCATCACCTTGTTTGTGGCATCTCCAAAGGCTTTTGCTGCATCTTCTCCCTTGTTGAAAGCGTCCACCACGGCATTTAGTACATCATCTCCATAGTTGCCAAAGATACCGCTCAAATACTCGTCCATCTTTTTCAAACTCTCTTCGTATTGCTCCTCCTTCTTGATGAGGGCTTCAAAGGCTTTTTTGCCGTCGCCTTCAAACTCTCGAGTTTGGACAATACTCTTTGCAAGTTCGAGGTTCAAGTGTCCGTTGGCTTTCACTAGGTCTTTGTATTGAGATGTGAGTGCGCTATATGTGTCGCGACCTGAGCCCCATCCAAAAAGCCCTGTTTTTACGTGACCAGTCTTGATGCTGAGTTTTGCTAGTCCTGCTATCTCAGCTTCTCGGTTGTTTACAAACAGCTCTCGCAGTCTTTTTGCGTTGTCTCCGTACTTCGTTCCGTTAGCGGTGACAAATCCCGATTCTTCATCGAAAAAAGCATCTAGTTTGCCTTCTTCTGCGAGCTTTTGACGATACGCCTTCAGCTCTTCAAAGTTCCCCTTGATTTGCTGCTTGATTTCCGCGTTTAGCTCCGTTGCAACTTTTAGGGCTAACCTTGATTTCCCTAGCTTGGAAGTGCCGAAAACGGATTCCATGTCTCGTCCTTCTAGCTGTTCTTTTCTGAGTAGCTCGTTGTAGAGTTCCTGCTGGTTGTTGATTTCCTTTTGAATTTCGAGTAGGGCTTGTTTGTGGCGCGCTGCAGCTTCAAACGCTGAGGTTACGACCTTCAAACCTTCTCCTACGGCTGCGATGGCTGCTCCCACATATCCACCTTGCGCAAATCCTTGTGCAATGTTTCCCACGCCTTGCAATACTCCACCCACGCCTTCTGCTTGGCTTGCAAGTTCATCGTTGCCTGCTGCCTTCGTTGCTGCTGCAATTCCATCTGTTATACCCTTTATTGCTCCGATGGCTGGCACGGCTGCCCCTGCTATTTTCTGCATCTTCTGCGCTAGAGACAACTTGTCGCCCTCTTTCCCTACTTTCTGGATAGCGTCCAAAAGCTGAGTGAAGGGGTCTCGCGTTCCTCTCACATGGTTTTTCAGTTTTTCCAGCTTGTCGGTGATAGCTTGTATCTTCTCGGGAGACTGTTGCAACTGCTCAAAGGCTGTTTGCGACATCCCAAAATCGAGTGCGCGAGCTTTTCCGTTTGGTTCTGCAAGCGCATCGAGGAAATTTTGCGTTTTCTCGATGAGGTCGTTTATTTCCTTTCGGCTCTTCTGCGCGGCATCGGCAAAAAGGGAGGTGAAGATGGGGATGGTCTTCTCGGCATATTGCAACTCTTGGTCTGTCACGACTTTTAGCGCTTCTTCCTCTTGTCGTGCAAGCACGGCTAGGTTGCCTTTATCTGCTGTGCCCCCTTGTTCGAGCCGTTCAAGCACTTTTCTTTTCTCGGCAAAGTGCGCCTTGATGTCCACGCGCTTTTGCTCAAAGTTTCGCGTTTCTTCCAAGAGATTATCGTAGATTTTGCGCTGTTCCTCGGCTGCCTGCTCCTCTGCTTGGCGAAACTGCGCGTTTAACCCTTCTTTGACCTCTTGCGAGAGATTGTCGTATGTCACACTTTTGCGGTCAAAGTGTTTACCACCTTCCACAGCCTTCGGATTTCGGATTTCCCACTCTCTCTGCGCGTTGTCGCGGAGCTGCTCGACAATGCTATTCGCTTCATCGCTTAGGGCGTTTATCTTGGCTTTTTTGCGCAATTCTATGAGTTTGAGCTGCTTTGCGATACCTTCTTGTTCGCGCTCCGCGTCTTCTTGTTCGCGCTTGAGAGCTTCATCGCGTCTCTTTCGCGCTGCCTCGTCTTCCTGCCTTTGCAGCTGCTGTTGGTGGGCATATAGAGCTTTTTCTTGTTGCAGTCGCTCTTTTTCCGCCTGCTGGGCTGCGGTTTGCGCTGTGCTGCGTCCTCTCTTCGGGTTTTTATTGGGGGTGCTCGTTGCCGTTCGAGTTGTCGTTGGGCTGCTCTCTTTGTTCAGCATCTCTGACATTGTCATCCCGAAACGTCTTGATGCTTGTTCTACTACTTGTTTGTCTTGTTTGTTGAGTTGGCGGATTTTGTTGATAGTGTCTGACACTCTATTGAATGTCTGTGTGATAATTTGCGTTTGTCCTTCCCCTCCTGTATTTACAGACGTTGTATGCGTCCATAATTTATCCACCCACTTATTGAGCCCCTTGTCGTTCCGTCCTATCATTCCTAGCATTTTGTCTAGCTGCTTGTCTAGGTTCGCTCCGTGATAAGTACCAGAAAGACGTTCGCGTAACTCATCTATCAACTCTCCGCGCTTGTCTCCGCTGTCTTCTAGCTGCTTATCTATATACGTCTTCATCGCGCGCGCCTTGGCTGCAGCTTCTACGCTCTTTTTAAGTGTATCGTAGGCATCTGCCACGTCTAGCACCTTGCCGTGCTCCGCGCTGAGTTTATCTAAATAACCACCATATTGTTTGACAATCGCGTCTTTTGCTAGTTTATATTCTTTTGTGCCCTTCTTTGCTTTTTGCAGTTCATTATATAAAGCCTCGAGCTTAGCCACTTCTCCTGCAGCGCTCTTCGTGCCTTCATTCACTGCGTCGTTGAGTGCCTTCTGTTGCTTCTCTGCTTCGGTCTGATAGGTGCTGAGTTTATAGATTCCATAGCCCAAAGCCACAATTCCTGCTAGTGCAATAGCCCACGGATTAGCCATGATCACGGCATTGAGCCTTGCTGCAGCAGCCGTGAGGCGTGTTTTTGCTGCCGTCAGTAGGTTTGTTACTCCTATGTTTGCGGTTTGCGCGGCTGTGTTCACTCCTGTTTCGAGAGTGTTTGCCCTGCGCAGTGTGCTGTCTAGTTTTGCAGCCGTGCTGTTCACCCCCATAGCCGCAGTGTTTCGCGCCTTGGCTGCCGTGTTCAGCTCTTCTTCTGCTGTGGCAAGAGCTTGTGTGGCTTTCTCCACTTGCTTTGAGGCAGTGCTGCCAGATGTAGCTCGTGTTTCTGCTCTGATTGCCACAATGTTTCGCGCGCGTTGCACCTCCTCGTTTTTTGCCGCTGCTAGTTTGGCGTTTATAGCTGCTATCTCCCTAGTTTTTGCAGCGCGCACCTCCTCCGATGCCCCTGCCTCTTTCAGCGCGCGTGCTTGTGCCAGCGCGGCATCTCTTTGTTCTTGCAACTTTGCGACACGCAGTGCGGCTCTGCTCTGTGCTTCCGACTCCATCGCTATGCGCTTTTGGGCTGCAGCTTCCTGCTCTCCCACCGCTGCCTGCAACGATGCTTCAAGCTCCGCGCGCTTGGCTGCCACATTTTCCACGGCTGCCGCCTTCTGAGCTTCTGCCACTGCAAGACGCTCCCTTGCTCCAGCGAGTTCGGTTTGCGTGGTCTGAGCTAGTTGCGTCTGTCGTTCCATCTCGGCTTCCATTTCAGCCTTCACAGCCAGATAGTATTCTTCGGAGGTCTTGACAAGCCCTAGTTTTGAGATGCGCGCCTTTTGCTCGGCATTCATGAGCGCATACAGCTGCGCGGCTTCCTCCGTGTGGCTTACGCTCTTTATCGCCCTCTGCACTGCCGCTGCGCCTATCACTGCCGCCTTGTAGGTGCCCACGGCACTAGCCACGACAAGGATGGTCTCTCCGATGCTTCGCCAATTTTCCACCGCACTGCTAGCAAAACCAATCATTCCCCCGATGACGCCCTCCGAGCTTTTCCCCACTTCGTTAATCATTTGCTCCACGGCATCTTCCAAGTTGGAGATTTGCCCCGTGATGCTCTTGCTCTGTGCTTCCATCAGTCCGCCAAACTTGCTGCCCTCGCTCGTCATCGACACTATCGCCTTTTCCACTTCGGGAAATCCCACCTTGCCTTGCTCCACTAGCTGCTTCACCTCGCCCTTGGTCACGCCAAACTGTTTGGCAAGCTCGTCTACGAGGGGGATGCCGCGATTGAGAAACTGGTTGAGGTCTTGCGTGTACAAGCGTCCTTGCACCATCGTAGTGCCGTAGAGATAGGCTAGGTCGTTGATGGGGACGGAGAGCCCTGCTGCAATGTCGCCCAGACGGACGAGAGTCTCGTTCACCTTGTCGGCTTCTTCGCCATAAGCCAAAAGCTGTTTGGCAGAGTTGGCTATGTCATTCATGCCAAAGGGAGTGGTGGCAGCGGTGTCGATGAGCTGCTGCATGAGTGCGTCTGCCTGCTGCTTGTTGCCCAGCATGGTGGTGAAGGCTATCTCTAGCTGCTGAAACTCACCGCGCACGGTGGCGACCTTGATGGCAAAGTCTTTGAGCTGTCCCACGGCAAATGCCCCCGCCATGGCTGCGCCCACCTTCTTCCTCCCCCCCCCCCTGCGGCGCCGCCAGGCGGTCCGGCTCACGCAGATTCTGACCCAGTACGCCGGACAGCCCGAGGCCATCAAGGAAGGG